AAGATAATATTGATAATGATGGGTGTACTATAGGCAGAAATGGTAAAGAAACATATTACAATGAAAAATTTAAAAAAGACTTATGATATCAGCAGTAAATTGGTTAGACAAAAAATTACAAGATAAAATGTTTGTTGAATATGGTTATATTAATGGAGTTAGAAAAATTGTAATCCCATTAGAAGATTATATGAGATTAAAACAAGAAGCCATTGAGTTAGAAAAAGAGCAATTAACAATGGCTTATTATATAGGAAGTCAAGATGCTCCAATTAAGAAAGGACAATCAGAACAATACTATGAACAAGAATATGGAGAACAAGAATATGGAGAATAAAAAATGCACAAATTGTTTAGTTAGTAAACCTTTTAATGAATTTTATAATTCAAAAAGAAACAAAGATGGTAAATCATATTGGTGTACTAATTGCATTTGTGAAAAATCAAGAAATTATCACAAGGAAAATAAAGATATTATTTTAGAAAAAGCAAAGGTTTATAGAAAAAATAATAGAGATTATTTCAATAAAAAAAATAAAGAATGGTCAAAAAGAACTGGATATTATTCTGATTATCAAAAAAACAAGATTAAAAACGATATGTTTTATAAGTTTAAAAACAGATTAAGAACACTTATTAAAAATTCAATAACAAAACAAGGATATACTAAAAAATCAAAAGCATTTGAAATTATAGGGTGTGAATATGATTATTTTATTAAACATATAGAGAGTAAATTTATTGAAGGTATGGGATGGCATAATCATGGTGAATGGCATTTAGACCATATAATACCTATTTCATCTGCAAAAACAGAACAAGATGTATTAATTCTAAATCATTATACTAATTTCCAACCACTTTGAGCAATTGATAATTTGGTTAAGTATAATAAAGAAATATTTTAAAATATTAATTATGAAAGAACAATCAGCAGTTGATTTTTTACATTCAAAAATATTATTTAACATATGGTTAGATGATAATGATATTTTCAAATTAAGAGAGTTAGTCAAAATAGCTAAGAAGTTGGAAGATAAGCAACATGGTAAGACATGGGATGCTGCATTAGATAAATATGAAGTTAGAGCAGGTAATTATATGAGAGCCTATGAAGACTTTGATGATTACTATGCTGATACATTTGTAAGTAAGGGAAGTGATGACCATATTTCTGACATCAGCAAAATGGTAGAAAATGATGTTGAGAAATCAGCAGTAGATTTTTTAATAAGTACATTTTCCCACAACGATATACTTGACCACAAAAGGATAAGAAGTAATAAGCAATTGTACAATTTATATTTAAGGTTAAAAAAACAAGCAAAGGAAATGGAACTTAAAGATAAGTCTACTCTATATACAGAGGAACAAGTTAGGGAAGCAATATCAAAATCTGTATCTATTTTAGTTGGTCAAGAAATTAATTTAGCACAATTAAAAGAATTAACTATTCAATCACTTAAACAACCTAAAAAAGATTAATTATGACAGCTGAAGAATTTTTTAGAAAAAAAATAAAAGAGAAATACCCACATCAAGAAGTTATTACATTAGCAAATAATTTAATTACTGCTGAAGATGGAATGAGATGGGCTTATGAATTTTCACAACTTCCCCAACAAGAAATATCAGATGAAGAAATAGAGAAAGAAATAAAAAGTAGATATGAAACACCACATTATAATAGTGGATTTATGGATTGTGCTAAATGGTATAGAGAACAATTAAAACAAAGACAACCTAAAAAAGATTAATTATGACATCAATAGAATACCTTATTGACCGAATTGATATCTCAAATCCTTTTATGGTATCAGATTTAGACATTGAGAAAGCAAAACAAATGTATTTACAAGAAATGCAGCATCATATTGTTGATGCCACCAAAATGATAACTGATTTTGAAATTGGAATAATTGCACAACAAGAGGCAACATTTGCGCCATCATTTATAAGAGGTGCTAAATGGTATAGAGAACAATTAAAACAAAGACAATGCAAGGATTAAAAGAAACAACAGACAAGCTTACTTATGATATTGATTTTGATTTCATCCAAAGAATGGCTGGAAGGATGCAAAAAAACAAAGACAAATATCCTATTGGAAACTGGAAGAAAAACATTGATGTAGAAGAGTTAAAGCAAGCACTATTTAGGCATACAATGGAGATTATGCAAGGTAATTATGATGATGAGCAGTATTACGGACACCTTGTTGCAGTAGCTTGCAATGCCTTTATGATTACATATCAACTTAAAAACGCTGACAGCGTAACTGTCAATAAATAATATGCCAGCAATTAAACAAACAAATGCGATTTACCTTACTATCGCAGACGGAAAAATTTGCAGAAGAGTACAAACCAAAACACCTGATGCAGTAGAAAGGCTTACAAAGGACAATAAGCTTGTTTTTGAGGAGTTTTACAAAGGATGGAGAGGAACTATCACAGACATTAAAACAAGAGAAAATGACTATGGTAAGAATTGGATGATTTACTTAACTGATGAGTTTGGGGATTATATCCTACAACTTCCTTATTCAAGTGGATATTCTGCATCATTTTTGAAAGCTTTGCCAAATCTTGATCCATCACAACCAGTAACCATTACTCCGAGTTTAAAGATTGAAGGAGATAAAAAAAGAACATCATTATTTTTAAATCAAAATGGTGTAGCGTTAAAATGGGCCTACACTAAAGATAATCCAAATGGATTACCACAATTAATGCAAATTAAAGTGAAAGGCAAAACTACTTGGGATGATTCAGACATTATGGAGTTTTTGGAAAATATGGTTAATAACGAATTTCTTCCAAAGCTTAACGGCAATAACCCAATTGAAAACGAAACGGATGACATACCATTCTAATTGCTAACAAAAAAAAGTGAAAGGGTTCATCTAAAGAAAAGACCAGTTTACCTTATTGACTGGAATGAGTGATTGCAAAGTAACTCACCACACTCACTTTTAAATTAAAAACTAAAATTATGCTTGATAAATTAACAATTAAAGAATACAGCGAATCAATTAATCAAAGTTTGATTGACATTGCTGATGCTTTTGATGCTGCACCTGATGAGGCAATTGAAGCAATTAATTTTACTGATGAATGTTTTAGAGCCACAATAAAAATATTTAGTGTTGCTTTCTTTGAGAAAATGTGGAGGCTTCAGGAGAAAGAAAATCTTGATGATGATGTTAGGGAAGCAATGGCAAAAAAATGTGGCGAAGATTTAAGGCAAGTAATAAAAACATACACAAACATTGATACATTAAAATTATGACACCAGAACTAAAAGCAAGAATACTTTACAACACCTTTCGTGAACTTGGTGCAAGTGATTACATATCAAAAAGTTGTGCCATCATCACAGTTAATGAGGTTTTAAAGTTTACTACAATGCCTGAACATTTAATGGAGTTTTGGGCAAATGTTAAAAATGAAATTGAAAAAATATGATTCCACCAAAAGTAATGGCACAAAGGATGGTGAACACGCTACACCAGTTCTGCCGGCACGATGACACGCACCCTTATAAAACACGATGGTATTTTGGAGCATTATGCGCACTTTATTGTTGCGATATAATTCTCAAAAACAACCCAATGAGTGATCCAACATCTTCAGGAGAAGTTTATTCAATGAAGAACTATTTTAAAGATGTAAGAGCAGAAATAACATTAATTAACAGAAGGCATAAATGGAAAAAATCAGATGGATTTAAGAAACTACCAAATAAGCTTATCAGAATCAGCGCGAGATCTACTTCGCCATCACAAGATAGCTTACCTATCAATGCAAGTGAGGACTGGCAAGACACTGACAGCGATGAACACGATTAAATTGTATAGCGCAAAGAATTGTTTATTTGTAACAAAAAAGAAAGCTATTAGTTCAATTGAGGATGATTACAATGCAATGTTTAAAGATTGTTTTGACATCACTATTATTAACTTTGAGCAATTACACAATTACGAAGGACAACCTGATATAATTGTTATTGATGAGGCTCATTCTTTAGGGCAGTTTCCAATTCCATCCGAAAGAACAAAGCTGTTGAAGAAAATATGTAAAGGACTTCCAATTATTTTCTTGTCAGGCACACCGACACCAGAATCATTTTCACAGCAGTACCATCAGTTTTGGGTGAGCAGCTTTTCACCATTTGAGGAAGAAACATTTTATAAATGGGCAAAGAATGGCTACATCATCCCGGCAACAAAGTATTTCTTCAATCGCCAAATCCCAGTTTATTCAAATGCCATCCAAAGTAAGATTGATGAAAAGACAAGGCATTTGTTTTTATCATTTAGTCAAGAAGAAGCTGGCTTTGAGCAGTTGGTAGAAGAGAAGGTACACTATGTAGAAATGACTAAAAAAACCTACGCATTAGCACATATTATGCGTACAAAAAGGGTTTTTATAGGCAAGGATAAAGAAGAGGTGCTGGCTGATACGGAAGTGAAGCTTATGCAGAAACTTCATCAGATTTATTCAGGTTCCGTTATACCTGATTCGGACCACAATACTGTTGTGTTTGACACGAGCAAGATAGAATACATCTTAAACGCATTTAAAGGCCAAAAAATAGGCATTTATTACAAGTTTAAGGCAGAGTTAGGGATGATAATGGTTCATTGCAATTTAATGGGTTTAAAGACTACTGATGATCCAAAGGAGTTTAACCAAACTGATGCCAATGTAGTATTTGTTAGTCAGGTCCAATCCGGCAGAGAAGGAGTAAACTTATCCAGTGCAGATTGCCTTGTGATGTATAACATTGACTTTTCTGCTGTAAGCTATTGGCAAGTAAGAGCCAGATTGCAAACAAAGAACAGAACAAAATCAGCCATTGTACATTGGATTTTTGCAAAGGATGGCATAGAAACAAAGATTTATAAAGCAGTTCAAAATAAACAAGATTATACACTAAACTATTTTAAAAAAGATTATGGAATTAAGTAAACAAGAGCAATCATTTGTAAGAAAATTAGAGCATTATTTGGATGCAAGTTTTAATGACTTTGATAAGCGTAGGATAGGATTATTCTTATGCGAATTTATTGATGAAAGTAAATTGTTAATTAAATACGAAGAAACTCCTAAAATTGATGCTGAAATAGATGAAGTATTTGAAGCTATAATACCTGAAAATGAAGATGTTGAGCCTATCAAAAAACAGCTTTTAATGCCGAATGATTTGGATAGGGATATGCGTGAGTTTTGCAACATAGTACAATATGACTATGATAAAATAATGAGTGATAAGAAAAAGCAAGGTGGTATGGTTACTCGTGTAAGAATGGCATTTGCAAGAAAAATGATGCAGAAGTACATTATGAAAACAAACGATTTAGCGGATTTTTTTGATGTTCACTACTCTACCATACATTATTATTTGTACAATAAAAAAAGACCTTATGCTTTAAATCCAAAAACAAGGTCTAAACCAAAAAAATCATAGATTTGCTCTCGTTATGAGAGAATCAGAGATACAAACCAAGATTATAAAATACCTTGAATCAATAGGATGGCTTGTAGTTAAAATTATCCAAACTAACAAAAATGGATGGCCTGATCTTCAAGCACACAAAAACGGAAAAACCATATTTATAGAAGTAAAGAGTGAAACTGGTAAAGTTTCAGAACTTCAGAAATACCGACATAAGCAATTAAAAGAACAAGGGTTCAAAACAATTATCGCCACATCACTAAAAGAAATCCAAAATGAGTTTATTATTTAAAGCAGCAGAAAGCTATGTAAACAACAACTTATCAGTTATCTCAACAGACAACACCAAGCGTTCACTATTCCCTTGGAAAAAATACCAAACTAAATTACCAACATTTGAAGAATTGGCACAAATGTTTGCTCATAGCAAATGTCAAGGATTGGCAATTATTTGTGGAGGCATTTCTAACGGACTTGAAGTGATTGATGTTGATTGCAAATATGGGATAAACTTTGATGAGTATGCAAATGAAATTAAGAAGGCAAATCCTCGTTTGTACAATAGATTATTTATCGTTAAAACAAAATCTGATGGCTACCATATCTATTATAGATGTGAGGTAATAGAAGGCAATCAGAAGCTTGCAAATAGACCAGCAACGGCAGAAGAATTGCACGACAATCCTAATGTAAAAGAGTTTGTACTTATTGAAACAAGAGGCGAAGGAGGATATGTAATAGCACCACCAAGTGAAGGGTATAAACTTATACAAGGGCAACACATACCATTGATTTCTGTAGAGGACCGCGATTTACTATTGACTATTGCTCGTGGGTTTAATTTGATATTTGAAACACAAAAAATACCAGCATCTAATGAGGCTGCTTCATTTGGATTAACCCCTTGGGATGATTACAACCAAAGAGGTGATATTAATGATGTGCTGACAAAAAATGGTTGGACTTATGTCGGACAAAGTGGAGAAAGAATGTTTTATAAAAGACCGGGAACAATGGCTCCAACATCAGCAAACTTTCATATAGGCAAAAGAGTATTTTATTGCTTCAGCACATCTACTCAATTTGAAAATAAAGGTTACTCACCATTTGCTGTTTACGCTATATTGGAATGCAATGGAGATTATAAAGAAGCAACAAAGAGATTAAATGCTGCTGGATTTGGAGAGAAAAAAAAGACAATAGATAAAAAGCTTGTTACAAAGATTAACAAGATGATTGATATTGGAGTAACAAAGGATGACATAGTTGATGAGTTGATGATTGAAATGTCAATGACAAGAGATGCTGCTAAAGAAAGCATTGAAACAGTTGAAAAAGACAATCAAGACAGAATAGAAACATTTTGGAAGGTTGATTACAATAAAGAAGAAGTACCTAAAATTACAATTGAGAAATATAAATTAGAGCAGTTTCTTTCTAAAAGTGGTTATGGTTTGTACTTCCATAATAAGAACAACAATTCATTTAGATTAATTCGTGAAACTGATGGATTTATAGAAGAAACATCAAGTGAACAAATTAAAAAGTTTGTGAAGGATTACATACTTTCATTGCCAGATAAGTTTGATAGAAAAGGCACAAGAGCCGGCATAACACCAAGTGATTTATTGGAAATTATCTATAAAGGCTCTGATAACTATTTTAACAATAATTTCTTTGAGTTTTTGGAGAAGAAAGAACCAAACTTGCTTCGTGATGAGCAAGACAAATGCTACTTTGCTTTTAAGAATGGTATTGTGATGATTGATAAAAAAGACATTAAGCTTTTAAGCTATGGTGAACTTGACAAGTCAATTTGGAAGAGCCAAGTTAACTTTGATTTCTCCATTACTATTGACCAAGATTTTGATCCTGATTTATGCGAATATTTTACATTCTTAAATAAGATAAGCGGAGATGATGAAGAAAGAAGAAACTATGCCTTAACGCTTATTGGTTACATACTTCATTCTTACAAAGATCCATCAAAGCCATATGCGCCAATACTTGCAGAAGAAACTGATGATGAAAGTAAAGGTGGTGGTACTGGTAAAGGTATTTTCTTTAAGGCTATATCTGAACTGATACCTACGGTAAGAATTGATGGTAAGAACTTTAAGCCAGACAAATCATTTGCTTTTCAAAGAGTTGAATTAGGTACAAAGCTTGTAGTTATTGAGGATTGCCCAAAGAATGTTGATTTTGAGAAGTATTATCCTACAATTACTGAAGGGATGACTATTGAGAAAAAGAATAAGGATGAATTATTTTTGTCTTATTCAGAATCACCAAAGATTGCATTTACTACTAACTATTCAATTGCATCAAATGCTGAACACGCAAAAAGAAGGCAAAGAGTATTTGAATTTGCACCTTTTTTTAACAGCAAGTATACACCAATTGATTTCTTTGGACACAAGTTATTTGATAACTGGGATGAAGATGAGTGGAATAGATTTTACAACTTGATGTTTTTTTGCGTAAGCTTGTTTCTTGAAAATGGAATTAAAGAAGTTGATAATTCTGATAAATTAAAAAGAAAACATATCAAGCTTTCTTTTGGTGAAGAGTTCTTGGAATACATTGATGATAAGTACAACAATAAAACCGACAATTATTATCAGCTAACTGATGAATGGAAAAACTTTATGGCAAAGCACGAGATTGAGAAAAAAGATTACAGCCTTAAAAGATTCCGTAAAGCAATTGAGTTATCATCAGCTATTTTGGATATGAAATTGGAATGGAGTGAAAACAGACAAAACAATAATTGTAAACAGTTTAGATTTAAATGAAACAAATAATTAAAGATTTGGTGTTTATACTTGGAAGTTGCATAGCATTGGCTATGCTTCTTTCTTTTATCAAATCATTGCTTTAGTATGATTTATCGTACATTATCGTATCATTTCGTATATAATGATGGAAATATCACACAAAAAAGAGGCCCTTGTAGAAACAAGAGCCGAGCCATTATCCGTATGAGAGCTATGAAGGCACTAAATTAAACAATTCAGGAATTTTTTCCCATAATTTGCTATCAATTCTGCTTTGTCTATACCATTTATTATTTTCCTTGCAGATACCCAATCTTCCCTTTCATCATTAAAATATCTTGCTAAATTAACACCAGTAAATAACCCTTGTGTCATTCCAATAAACATAATTTTTGTGCTTATTGGTAACGACAAAGCAAGTGTTGGAACTTCAAGTAAATCTATCTTTAATTTCTTCCCAAACTTCTCATAATTTTCGTACCAAGTTAATTGTACAAATCCTCTTCCATAATAAAGCCTATCAGGTGTTTGGTATGGCTCTTTATTTTGCTTTATTTTATGTCCATATAATCTTCCTGAACCTTTGCCAAATTCCTCTATAGGCCACATTGTTTTTGCAGTTTCGTGGTAAGCGGTAGCCAACATATAAGCCAGCCACCGCTTGTCCAAGTATAGGGATGGTTTGCTTTCCCATTCATCCAATATAGCGTTCATCCCTTGCAATTGGCTTGCATTTGGATCCTTGAATAAATTATAGGTCCTTAACCTATTTTGAAAAGCAATTCTGTTTATCATTTTTTAAATATGAAGATGATTAAGTTTATAAATAAGCTTATGCAAATGCACACTAATAACCAAAAAATTAAATTGCTACTTTTATCTTTTGCACGATCATTGTCAGCTTTAAGCTGATTTAACTGATATGTAAGATCACTAACCTTTGCAGAGTCAACTATTGTTTTTGTTATGGTAACTGTTTTTGTTACAACCTTAATCTTATCAAGATACTTAACTACAATTTTTGTTTTGGTTAAAGTATCAATGATGGTATCAGTTTTGGTTATGTATTCAGGAACGAATAAATACCCGGTATCAATAATTATAATTGTATCACTTTTTGCTACTGGATTTGGAAATTTCTCATCAGCAAACTTAGCAACGACATCAGGATGCTCATTAAACGCATTATTAAGCTGTTTTAAGGCTTTTTTTGGTGTATAACACCCAATCATAAGTAAACACAACACAATCGCTTTATTCATACTTTATTTTGATTTTATTTTTATCTAAAAACTTATACATATTATCTGCCAAGTAGCCACATAACCAAGCTTGCGCTTCTTCATCCGAAATGCACCTATCTTCAGTAATCCTAACACAAGCGTGATACAATTCGTGTGCAATGGTATTGTGGCTTAAATTGTTTATATCCAAAAGCACATAATACTTGTCAATATCGTGATATAAAAATATTCCTTCAATTTCATAATCAACCCTATGCTTAACATCATTTTGCTTTAATATTTTATTTGTTTCCTTAACTATTTGTTCGGTAACAATAAAAATAATATCACAACTATATTGTTTAAGATTTATCTTTTTTCTCATTTTGGCTGAACATTTTATTGCAAGTTTTGCATTTATATCTTTGCTTACACGCACCACTTGCGAGATAAGATTTTCCTTCTTTTGTAAAATCATCTGATCCACATTCAGGGCAATCTAATTTACCACTGCCGAATATCATACCAAAGTGAGTTTTAGGCTCTAAATGGATGCTTAGTGCCTTATATACGCTTTCAAGAAGTATTACATCTTGTTTGCAATACTTAATCATCTTATCCATTGATTCTTTACACTTGTTTAAGACAATTTCTGTCCAAAGATTATATTCCGTATGAATCTTTTCCCCAAGTCCTAAATACTTACCAATGTAATTAAGCTTATTGCTGTTAAACTTAAACTTACTTCTACTGACCTTTAAAGTGTCAATAGTTGTATATTTTGGGAACATTGCAATTCTATGAAATAAACAACGAGTTCTAATCCAAGCCAAGTCAAATTTATCTCCGTTATGACCAATCATCTCATCAGCTATATTGGCTATCTTGATAAACTGTTCAAGCATTTTTTTATCATTCTGCCTCCTATCCCAAAATAAAGAGAGGACTTCATCAGAATCCTCCCACTTATAGCAAATACAAATTATTGCTCTTTCTTTTATTATACTTTCAGGACTTATAGTCTTTTTAAACCCAGCATCCCAAAAAAAACCAATATTAGGCGAAACTTCTATATCAAAAAATAATCTCCTTCTTTTGGTTTTTAATTCACTCATTTGCTATACATTTGTGATGTAGTTTTTCATTGTTAGATTATTACGGCCTTTGTTTCCACAGAGGCCTCTTTTATTTAGAACTATTAGCAGTTCTTATGGTATGCTAACAATTACATTTATGGTTTACCACTTACATCGTAATCCTTCGCTAAATATCCAAATACTGCAAGAGATGCAGCAAATGCCAATTTAAAAAATGAAGCACCATCTAAATGGTACCCAGTTCCTTCAACGATAGGTTGAATAGCTACAAGTGCCGATAAAATTAATCCAAAGATTGTTGTTTTGTTACTTTTCATTTTATGTATTTTTTGATGAACTTAATTACATCAGGAAGGTTTTTAATTATTGTTGTCACACTCGCAACAATTGCAAAAAAACCAATAACCTCTGATGATGTTAAAAATGTTGCTACTGACAATAGCCAAACTCCTAATAAATCAAAATGCTTCATTTTACTTTTATATTAAATCGTAATAAGTTGTGTATTGTGCGTGTGATGGTATTTCGCAATCTACAATTTCATATACATCAGGCTCCAAAACCATAGATGGATGCTCTTCTAAAGGCTTATCCCAATTTGTTGTAATTACAACTGAATAAGCATAATGTGAATCAAACGAACTGTCTTTTTTTCTTATGTGCAACATTAGTTTGTCAAATATTGAATTGTGATTGAAACAAATTTTTGTGCTGCTGCTGTAGCAGTAACAATAACCTCATAGCCATTATTAGTATTATTTCTACGAAGCATACAAGGTCTTGTTGCAGTTATAACAGTATTTGTTGATGCTGCCATATTAGCTGAACCATAATACAATTGGTCTGCTGCCGCCGTTAATCCAGTTGGACTAAATGGAGTTGGCAAATCTGCTGGCAATGTAATTGTAACTTGTGAATTTGTTGCACCGGCAGTTCCATAAACTAATGTTGCATAAAATGTAACAAGATTACCAATTTGACACCAACGATATTGATGATTTGTTGTTCCTGATGGAGGTGTGCCATTCCAAGTTATACCTGAACTTAATGTTTGTGAAGCTATCTCTTTAAAAGTAAATGCAGTTGAGTTTGCACTTGAAGCGGTATTGTTAGCTTGAAACGAATAAGCAGCAATAGTCTTGCGTTGAAATACCGATGTGTCACTTGTACCAATTTTACTTGCAAGTGATGTATAAACATTTGTTCTTGCACTATCTGAACGAAATTTCGTTTGATAAATTGTGCTGTCTGACAAATTTAGCTTTGTATTTATGCGATTGCTTAATGAAGATGTATCTGTACTATTTAGCTTTGTATTTATCCTATTACTTAAACTTGCAGTATCTGATGGTTTAAGATACTTATTGCCAATTGCATTTGTAACGCTTACATCGTGCCAAAGTGAATCTACTCTACTAAACTGCAAAAGTGTTGAATCGTTAGGTACTAAAGCTATTGATACATCACTCATCTCATCAAGCTGAAACCCATTTCTTATAGCTACGATAATTGTTCCGAAGGTCGGATTTGCACGAATTATTGTGCCAATTGCAACATAATGTGAGGGTGCTAATGGCTTTATAGTTGTATATCCTCCGGCAATTGTAGGACTTAAGTAAAGTGTTTGCCCATCAGTATAACTTGAAGTTGGTAGGTTTAAATTAGTTATTGCACCTGATTGAATGACTACACCTTGAGTATTGTTAGGAATATCATTCTCAACCAACCCATAAGTATATGCTGATGTTTCTTCTGCATTTGCTTTTGCAAGTGCTATTGATGGCAATATGCTTGAATGCGAACCATTAATATAAACAACAGATCCCTTTGTAATTGTTGCACCTGATTTGTTATAAACTTGCGTTATCATTCTTGTAGCAGAACCAGCAACAGATGATCTAATAATATAGTTTGTACTGGTTGTGCCTTTAACAAATGTCAATGAGCTATCATTTGGTTGTGATACACTTATTAGAAATGCATTTGCAGTGTCTGTCTTATTTAGCTTTGTATTGATGGCAGTGTATGTGTTAGTCCTTGCACTATCAGAACGGAATTTAGTTTGGTAAGTTGAAGAATCATTTATTGATAGTTTAGTATTAATGCGATTGCTCAATGAAGTTGTATCAGTTGAACCACTACCTCCGCCACTAACATTAATTGTATCCCATCCATTTGCTCTTGTCCACATATACAAATAATTACCGCAAGTATCAATTGCCAATGCGCCTTCCTTTGCAGTAGAATTTCTTAATGTAGGAACCCCACAGAAAGATGGAAGATGTAGGCTTGAATCAGCCTTAATGCGCTTCATTTGATACCCAGCAGCAGTCATTGGAGTGTATTGCTGACCGATAGCACTAAACGAAATAAATAAAGCAACTAAAAGTATCTTAAATAATTTCTCCATAATCAACAGTAATTGGTCCAGTCCCTTTAAAATTAATTGAAAAAGTTGTAATATTATCAAAACTTGTACTTTCAGATATACTCTCTATGTACACATCTAAAGATTTTTCAAGATAATAATCTGCACCTTCATCTTGCATATAAAATCTCATATTTAGTTTTTGATTCAATAGGTTCTGATATATATTCCCCAAATTGTGAATATCAGGGCTACTTGTTCCTCCAAGCAAAACTACTCCTTCCATTGTACCTGAAGAAGTAGTTGCGGATGGTATATATCTCCTATAAACACCACTATTCCAACCTGATACTTCAATAAATTCTTTTTGCAATTCCATAGTTACGCTTCTTGCGCATCCTATTGGCTTAAAATCTCCAGTATCATCAACCCTAACTGATAAAATAACATCTTTTCCTAATACTAATCCCATAATTTAAGAGTTTTCATAAAGATAATTAAATTCATAAGATGAAACAGTCTCTAAATCGCTTCTTTTTTCAGTTTCATTTACTAAACCATACATTGTGCATTTTGCTGAATTATTTCTATAACTTATAGAAATAGATCCTAAAAAGAAAATAACATCTTGAATAGCATAAAACTTAACAATATGCAATGGGCCAAAAAAACTGCTATAAATCCCAATTGCATTTAAGATATTTATATCAAGTTTAGGTCTTGTTTTCCATCTCAAATACATTTGTTCAAATGTTGTATGTTGACCAAGTTTTACTGCGCTAAATGGTTTATTAAAAGTAAGTGTAGCTTCTCCACTCCAGTATATTGTTGATTCAACAATAACTATATTTAAGTTTCCTAAAAAATTATCAATAACATCAACTGTATATGTTCCATCAATTGGAGTTCCTCCTGAAATAACAAATTGTGTTCCAGTAGGATAATTAGCCCAAGTTATATCTGATGGAAATGGTGGAACTATTACAATTGCATCTCCTACCGGATGAGCAATTCCTGATGTTATATTTAAAGTATATTCTTTTTCACAAGTTCCTTCATAATCCCATTTTTGAATCCTATCTCTTATATCATCTGTTTCTGTTGATAAAAAAAGTGTTCCTGAAATTGAATTGCTTTTAGAATCATCTAATTCAATTGATAATTCTTCTGAATTTTTGATTTCAATATTTGAAATTGTTTTGTGATAATGACCAATAATATTGCTTTGAGTATTTGTTAATGATCCAATAGTTACACTTAAATTATTGAAATAAGTTTCAGTATTATCTGTTTCGTAATTTGATATAAAACTAAATGACAAATAAAATAATCCATCAAAAGGTGCTGGATTAGATGTAATAATTATTGTTTTCCAATTAATAGAATCTTCTGTTGATACATAGCTATTATTAAAACTATTATTTGTAGTCCAAGTGCCATTACTTTCACTTCCAGTAAATGTATCATTTGCATATCGTAAATATATTTGAAATGATGCTGCATCACGAAGGAATGGTCTTGATATTTGGTTAGTATTAGCAGAATGGCTATTAGATGTTCTTGTATTATATTTTACAGTAATTACATCTCCTTTTAAAAGTGATATTGGTCTGCTTACAATACAATCAGTAGATACATCTTGATTATCAATAGATTGCAAAACCAAATATCTATCTGTTTCTTCATTATCAGAATTAAATACTATTCTTATATAGTATTTCATTTCAGAACTATTTGAAAAATAAAAATCAAACTTTGGTGCTTCATATTCAAAATAAGTATCAGTACCTGAAGTATATGATGTTATAAAATTTCCAAGTTCTTGCAAATCTCCATTTGGTAATAAATTTTGATTGGCTGTATAATTGAAATCTTCTCTTGAATAATTATAAGGTCTTAATATTGATTTTATTACACCATTCTCTGCACCATTTGTATCAATTAAAAAATACCTATCCTCATTGCCACTTGTTATATAATCAAAATCACCACTTGCTTCATATCTATGTGTAAATTGAAGATAATTTGAATAATCATTACACATAGAAAATTCACCTATTCTTACAATATACCAAAAACCATAAGCTTGAAATAATGATGCTCTAAATCTTGACATTAAATCTTCAAGTATTTTATAGCAATCTTGATAAACATTGTTATTTATATAGCTTTTGCAATCAATGAATGTATCATCAATCCATCTATCTTTCCCATAAGGTTTTATTTTTGATACAACTCTTAATTCTTCTAAATTTACATTTGTAGATAAAATACATAGTTTAAGTATTTCTTTTACTGATAAAAATGAAGAAATATCATAAGGAACTTGATATGTTAAATTGCATAATGTACTTGGACTATTCCCTCCAACATTTTCTTTTACTTGAATTACAAAACTAAATGAACCATTTGCTGTTACACCTAATACAGTATAAATACCATCAAAAAAAGTTCCACCACTTATTTCAATTTTATTTCCAGCAACTATTTTAGTGTATTGTTCATCAAAATTTTCATTAACAATTATATTGTTAATTGTACCGTTTGTAGAAGTTTGTATATCTAAAGCAAAAGAAGTTGAATAAGGTCCAAATTTAATTGCTGCTTGATCAAATGTATAATTTTTTAAAACACCAAGATTATCTGTTGCGCTAATTGAAATTTCGTGAGCATAATCAACCATTATTTCAGCACAATCATCTTGAATAATAAATCCTTTAAAAAGAACTTCATCAGCAAAATCAATTTTATATAATACTACTTGAAAAGTATCATCTTCATTTGAATAAAAATCATCTAAAGAAATATTTCCTTCATTAATAATGCTAATTCTTAATGATGATCCTTTAATTGGTTTTTGAACTTCATCATCTTGCCATTCTTGTATTACTGGTTCAGCACCTAATTGTATATCTGTAACATCACCATAGAAATCTTTTTTATAAATTTCTAATTTAAATTCGTGTGATGCGTATTCATTTATTGAATTAAAATACGAACGATATATACCACCGTAATATGCCATTATGTTTGTCTATTATAAGTTAAACCGTATTTTTTATTGCTGAAGTAAATATCTTGACCTCTTAATGTACCATATACTTCAACAGCTTGCATTGCACCTTGCATGATTGCATTAGTTTTACCATTAGGAATGACTTTTGATCCTCTTGGTAAATTAACAAGTTCAGGTCCCCTTTCACCAACTAAAGCCATCCCACCCGGTGCAAATGATGTACCAGTAGCAAATCCTGATTTTTTACTTATACCACTTAATGTTGATTTAATTACTGTACCAAGTGCAATCAATGCGATACCAGCAGCAACACCACCAGTAAATGAACCGCTTGATATTGCTAATTTAAGTTGTTTTATTAATGCTGATTGAAGAATGGCATATTGACCAAGTTGAATTATAGCATCTGCAAAAATAGTAAACAAACCATCAAAAGCATTTTTTATACCATCGCCTTGGCCAGAAATTGCCATTGCTATTGATTCTCCAATTACTTTAAAAGAATCTGTTGTTGCATTAATAAATAATTGCTGTATCTTTTGATTGAATTTTTTAGATTCTTCTTGTGCAGCTTTAAAATATGTTCCCCACCATTTTCTCAATGGTTCAACATTCATATTTTCAAATCCACCAATTCCAAATTCAGCTTTAATTTCTAATTTTGATAACTTTAACTTTTTAATTGAATCAATTAAAGCTTTTCTTTCAGCTTCTACTAATTCAAATATTTTTGTTTCAGGAATATATAAATCAATACCTTCTAATGGTGCATCTATTTTTTCATTTCTAAAAGATTCTTTTAAATTTATAAATGCTTTACTTAAACTTAAATCTTGCAATTCAAGTTGAAGATTTATTAATCTTTTATCTGTTAATGGAACTTTTTTATCAGTAATTAATTTCTTTATTACTGCCTCATAATCATTAATCTTTGCTTTTATTTCCTCCATTGGTGGAAGTCCTAAAGCCTCTTCAGCAGTTAACTTTCTTCTGAATTTAGAAATGATTTGATCTATTGATTCGCCAAGTGATTTGCTTTTATCTTTAGAATCTTTTGCCTTTTCTCCAATTTGCCCAAAAAATGAAGTAGCAATGTTTGTTGATTTTTGTAACTCTAATCCAAGCTTAACTATTTCATTATCAACACCAGTAACTTCTTTTTGTGCATCAATAACTCTTTGAGTAAATATTTCAATAAATTTAGCAGCACCAATAGCACCTTGACCAATTGGAATTGGTTTTGCTTTTTCTTTTGCTAATACGGTTTGTGCTTGTTGTAGTTGAACTAATTTTTCATTTTTAGAAATAGTTAATTCAGCTATTTTATTTGTATATTTTTGAGCAACTGCTTGCTGAATTAATGCTTCAGTATATAATTTAGTTTGAGTAGTAATTTGTTGGGTACCAACATTATTTAATGTCAATAACTCGCCGTGCTTACCCATCAAATCATTAGCTTGCCTTAAAGCTTCATTTCTTTGAGATAAAGGAAGTGTAGCATTTTTAGCAACATCAACAAAAGATTGCAACTGAATACCAGTTGCCATTGCAGATTCTTTTGATTTATTTAATTCATCATTAAAATCTTTTGTTTTTTGCTTTGCTTCTCCTGATGTTTTTACCCATCTTGATAAACCAACACTTGCAAATGATATTGCAGCACTAAATAAACCAAATGCTAAACCAAGTCCAGCCGGTCCAGTTAGTGCGCCAGCTAAAGCTTTTAATGCACCACCAGTGCTACCAGTTTCTGCTTTTAATCTACCAAATGATTCTACTAAAGGATTGATGTTGTTTGAGATACCTATAAACCCATAAGGAGCATCTTGTGCTATTCTTGATAAATCTGTTAAAGCAAGGCTTGCTTTATTGGCACCACTCTGTACAGTAGAACCAAAGTTTTTTATGGCTTTATTTGCCTTATCTAACTCGCTTGTTAATTGTCTTGTATCAGCACCAACTATAACTTTTACTTCTTCTGCCATTACTTCACTTTGATATTATGCCGTTTAAAAATATCTTCAATTTGCTCTTTAGTTAATGGCGGTTGATTTGATTTAGGCTTATCTTCAATAGGCCAAAATCTTTCTATACTCCCAAGTGCTTTTGTGCCAGCCATTGATTCTGCGACACGATATGAACCAAATCTAATTGGCAACATATTTTCTTTGTATCTCTCTTGATAACCTTCACACGCTGCGTAGAACTCTATGGGCAATGATGTATAATACTCATAAGGAGTCCATCCTAATTTACCAAGAGCAAACTTTAGGTTATCATAAGCTTGCTCTTCTATGCTTTTTTTTCTTCTTCAACATTTTCAGTTTCAGTAGATTTTGTTAAGTTCTTCCAAGATTGTGTTTCCATAACACATCTTGAAATATTATCAGAAACTTCTTCCTTGTTTTCAAGTTCATCAACCCAATCACATACTTGTTCAAATGTGAAATCAAGCTCTTCTCTTTTTACATACGCATTAGCCTTCAATCCACCATAAACCATTGCATACAACAATCCTGATATTGTTTCAGCATCATTGTACTTTGCAATTGTTTCAATAGCTAATTGATTAAATTTTAATCCTCTTTCTTTTCCTCCAATGTTGATTTGTAGATAACTCATTTTTTTATTTTTAAATTATGGATAAACTCTTATTTCAAAAGAAACTTTAGTTAAATAATCACTTAATACAATATCAGTAGTATAAGCATCATATACATCAATTTTTAATGTAGTATCTGAGCTTCTATAAAAAAAATTATGAATTAAACCATCCCCGCCACTACCTACATTATTATCTTGCATAATAAATAGGGATGTTTTCTCTAAATAAAATGGAGCTGAAGTATCTTCTAAAGAATATTGTCCGGGATTTATTCTATTAAAAGCAATATCAAAACCATCGTTTTGTAAAATTACTAAAGTAGTCTCTTCGTTTATTGTATCCCAAGTAACTAATCCTACAAAAGTTCTATATCCTTTCAATTGACTTGCAGTAGTTTTTTTTGTTGTAATACTTTGGACTAAAGGTATTTCTTCATTTCCTGATATACTTGTAACACTTGGTAATGCACTAATCTTTATTCCCATATTATTCTATTTCTAAAATTAAATCCGATTCTGTTAAAATATCAATTGAATCTTCTGTAAGTATTGAATTGACATATCCAAATATAGTCAATGTTGGAGTTCCTTTAGGACTAAAAGTTCCATTAAAATTACCAACATCATCAAATGAATAAGAAGAAGATAAGTCGGAAAAAAATCCATTACCTTCTTCTATTTCATCACCTATTTGTGGACTTAATGGAGTAATCTTAAATCCAAACTTTGTAAATCCTCGTAATAATATTCTTAATTCAGTTCCTGAAATCTTACCACTATTTGGATCTTGAAGTAATATGCCATCAAAGCTGTACGATAAATCTGATACACCAGCAAATTTCTTATTGCCGCATACAGAGGAAGCATCTATTGCTGCTACTGAATCGTTCTTACTAATGCTTTTCAGACATACTACTGTACTATAACTTGTTCCACCAGTTGGATCAATCAATAATAGCATAGTTGATGGCTGAACTTTATGCTCTGCCATAATCTATGATTTATTAATCTTCAATTGTTAATGTTGGAGTTCCAATTGGTTGCAAAGTTCCACTAAATGTACCTATTGAATCAAAAGAATATGTACTTGATAATTCAGAAAGAAACCCAGTTCCAGTTTCAACTTCATCACCAATTGCTGGAGAAACTGGTGCAATTTTCCATCCAATAGTTGTTTTACTACGAAGCAAAACTCTTAAATCTGTTCCTGATACCTTACCACTTGTTGGATCTTGCAAATGTTGTCCTTCAAAAGTGTAAGACAAATCAAGAATACCCGGAGATTTGTCTGGTCCGCAAGCTGATGCTGCATCAATAACATTTACCGAATCACTTTTGCCAACTGATGTTAAGCACACTACTGTATCATAAGCTGTGCCACCGGCTGGATCAATGAAAAGTAGCATTGTTCCGCCTTGTACTTTGTGTTCACTCATTTTTTTATTTTTTTAATTGTTAACTTCAAAAATATCTTGTTTAAAAACTAATATCCTACTTATATAAACTCTGCCATTCAAATTGCCCAAGTTTTGAGTTGAATCTGATTGCTTTGTCAAATTTAACATTTCTAATCCAAATTCTGACAAATCTAATACACTATTTGAATCAGGTTTAATAGCATTTAAAATTAAACCAACTTTTGTATTCAAATTTTTTGAATTATTATATTTATATTCCCAACTATGAACAGAAACTTGAATTGTTGCATTTGCATCAATACTGCTTTTAGTACTTGTTTCATTTGATGTAATATTTGACAAAACTACATATATTTTATCTCCAACATCATCAGGCTCTTCACCTTCATAAACTTTTATATTAAGTGCATCTATAACACTAAAATAAGCTTTTAATAAAGGTGAATTTATATCTTTCATAATTTAGTTACTTTTTTAATATCTTCCAATAATAATGGCAAGTTTTTATTAACAGATGGGTAAATAAATGGTCTTGCTTTTACACCATCTCGCAAAATCTTAAATACAATCAATTCTGCTGCCCTTATACTTCTGTCTTGCTCTTTTGCACCACTTCTTTGTCTCCTTTGTGTTTTAACGCTGTAGGTGGCTGTAATTCCTTTTCTTTGAACCCATTCCAATATAGCATTAAAAAACTCTGTTATTGAGCCTCCTGATGAACCTTTAAATGTAGCAGCATAAGCTTTCCAATCAGAAGGTAATGTTGATACATATTGGCTTGCAAATTTTCTTGTTCCAAACTCTACATAAGCAGCATATTTTGATGCAGCTACAACAGAAGCAAATCCTTTACCAAAATCAGGAGATATTGAGTTTTGAAGAAATCCGGTATCAGATGAATTAGCAGAAACAAGTTGTTTTGCATCACGAGCAGTTCTGTTTGCCCAGTCTTTCAAAGCAGCATTGATTTGTATCTCCTTGCGCTTTGAATAACTTGCAACTTTTCCTTGCAAAGCATCAATACCCTTTATTTCTATTTTTATCATTAAAAATAAATTACTGTTGCTGTTTCATCTGTTTCAAACTGAATACCAAAAGTTAAATCACCAGTTGTACTATTAAAATAAACTTGCTTACCAACTGGAATATCATTGTTTACTATGGTTTGTTGAATACCATCTTTAAAAATAGCAAATGCAGTTTTACCAATTGTTTGACCTAAATTAATGACTGATTCACCACCGATTCCAATGTAATTTGCTATTTGTATTGTATTGTTATCCACTGGTAATTCTCCGTTTATGTTTGCATCAATTTTAGAACATTTTAAGACTTCGTAGTTTCTTGAATATTCGTTGTTAATTGATATACTGTTAATAATATAATAAGAGCCTTCATATTCAATAGTGTCGTTAGATCTTGTAGGGCGATTTTTCTCGTATCGTAAGATGATTGTGGTATCATAATCCCATTTTTGTTGGTCGTATTGAGAATTAATATTCCCAGACCTTGTGTTAAACATATCAAGGTTAATCCAATTACTTGCTCTAACTTCTGCCCATTTATACCAATAATCAGCAATAACCGCCTCCAATCCTCCATACTCATTTTGAGTATTTGCCCATCTATTTATTTTAACCCTTCTGTTGAATTTATATAACACGACTTAATGGTTTTAATATCATTTCACTAATTGGACCAATATTACCTATGCTTGGAACATTCTTATCATAAATTCTGTCAACAGACATTGCTCTATTATCCCAAAGATAATAAATAGTGTTCAATACAGCCGTTTTAAGCCGTTTTGGAAGCACTTGATAGCCTGATAGATAAGTTATCTCAATTCCATCTTCCTTTGGAGTTTTAAGGCTCTTAAATAGGTTTGCTGACAATTTATAATCATCATCAAGTTCAAGTATATCGCCATCAGCATTTTTAACTTGAATAACCTCTATTGTTGGTCCATAAGGCAATTCTATATCACCATTTGAATTATTAACTATTGCAGTTATTTCATGTGGAACAAATCCAATATTTGTAAAATCTTCACACATTTCTCTTGCAGCAGTAATCAATTCAGTAAGAATAGCATCATCTGTGCTAATATCAATTTTGCAGAAATCTTTGGCTTCAGAAAGCGTTACTGGCTCAACAATTTCTCCATCATTAAACTGAACATCTAAAACGCAATTATATGATACCATTTTATTTATTTTAAAAAGCCCCACCCAACAAGGGGTAGGGCCTCCATTATCTACAATTCACACACTAAAAACAAATTAAGCTACATTACCAAGATCAACATAAATAGCTGAAGTAGGCAACATCAAGTTAACTTCTTCTTGACATTCAATACGAGCAGTAATCAAGTTCTTGGTGAAATTATCGCTGTCTTCCATTGAAAACTCAACAGTAATTGCTTCAGTTTCAACTCTTTCAAGATAATCTCTATCAATGATAAGAATCTTGTCATCAGCAGCCCAAGAAGCAGAAATGATAGGAGTTCCGTTGATAGTAATAGCACCATTTGGAGCAGAAACAACACCACCACTACCTTGATAGTAACCGTTAGTGTAAAGCAATTTGTTCAAACGAGCCATTTGACTTGGATTAACAATTGCATAAGAAGCATTGAAATTTGCATTAGCTTGGTTAGCCAACAAATCCATAATTGCTTTAATGTCATCAGTTTCAGATGTAGTAGTAGAACCAGTTGCAGCACCAGTTACACTTGTCCAAAACAAAGCATTCTCTTTCTTATAGAAATCTCTCAACAACAAACGAGGAAGAGTAGTTTGCATATAAGGAAGTTGCTTTGCCATTTGCTTTGAAAAACGAGCAAATCCAGCGATGTAGTTTTCAACAACTTTAACTTCAGTAAAATCGTAGTCAATTTGACCTTTAGAAGAACCTTCAGTTTGTTGAGCCAAAGCACCTTCACCACCAGTTTCACGATACTGAACATACAAACCAGTTGGACTGATTGCAGTTGACATCAAATCTCTGAAATTTACTTTCTGTGCTGGCAAAATTGCTTGTGTTGAACTGTAAGAAGCTACACCATCACCAGTTAGATTGTTTGACAATAACATTGTACCAACAGCCTTCAATTCCATTCTGTATGGTTGTCCTTTCTTTACTCTTTGAATATCATCAAAGTTTTTCTCAAGACCTTCTTGGAATATTTGTCCAAATGATTTTTTCTCTTCCACTCCGTTTGATTTAGTATTTTTAACTCTTGTTTGAAGCAAATCAAATCCTTTAAGGATTGCAGCTTGTTCTGATTTCAATGCAGTTAATTCATCTGTCATTGACTTAATGCTATCTGCGCTATCAGAAGCAGCAGAAAATGCGTTGATTTTTTCATCAATAGAAGCAATCACTGATTTTAATTGATCAGCAATTTCAGACTTCGTTTTTTCGCTGATAGATACTTCAAGTGCTGATTTCAAGCCTTCAAGTTCTGTCATTAATTCTTTCTTATCCATTTTTTTTAATTAAGGTTTAGGTTTTGGTTTTGGATTACAACCCATTGCGAATTCACGCATAGCCGTTAATAAATCTTCTTCCGGCTCTGTGGGAAACATTCCCGGCAGAGTGTCATCTTTATTTATATCTAACAGCAATTGTGTTAATTGCTTTGAGTGTATCAAAAGTGTTTGTATTGTTTCATCTGTTGCATCAGTACTGCGACAGAATTTCTCAATAGCTTTTTGTTGTGCTGCAATCAAATCTAAATCCAAATCATTCATTGATTTCAATGAAGTAAGTGGAGTTAATGGATTTGCACCCCAAGCAGTCAATGATGAACCTTCATAAAGTTTTACCTCTGTGATTTCATACCATCCAGCAGATGGATTTTTAATGTATTGCTCATATGATTGCAATTGATTACGCTTGATGATTTCAAATCCAATTGAATGTTCTGTAATCAATCCGCTTTCAATCATTTTTATAAAATCTTGCCCCAATGAATGTGTACCAACTTGTGATTCATAAAGAAGTCCAGTTGAATCTTCTTTTAATGAATTAAGTACACCTAAAGGTTGAGAAGAATTATGATTTAATAAATGCTTGATTCTTGGCAATGCAGAATTAGGACCATTTTCTTTAATGCTCTTTTTAAAAGCACCCGGTCTGATAATATCACCATCACTATCAACATTATTAAAATGAGAAAAATACCCAGTAACAATACCAAGTTTTCTATCTGCTTCAGTTATTGAAGCCTTCCCATTAAATGCCTTATAATTATAAAAATTTTCCACGATTTAAAATTAATGTTTTTTTTTATTGAAAAATAAAATTTTTTATGTTATTTTGTATTAAAAAATATTATGGATTTAGCAACCGGCAAAAATGTTCGCATTTCAAAAGAAGTTTATGATTTTATGAAGCAAAATATGGATTCAGGATACAAAATTTCCAGATTTGTAGAAAGTGCCATAATTGAAAAAATTAATAAAGAAAAAAAGACAGAAAAAGTTGTCTATTTCGGTAACACCCCTATTGCCGTAAAATAATGTTTCCATTAGCATCTCTTTTAGCAACATAACCAACTGTACATCTGCAATTCACAATTTCTTTTGCTGGTACTTCCAATCCATTTGGTTGAGTTCTTGCACCGGGATGCATCATTAATGCTGAACCAACATTGAAAGGTAAATTTATGTCAATTGTTGTTCCATCAACAGCACTATGATCGTGTCTTGTTCTTTTATCTTTAACTGCTATCCAAGTTTTATTCATCTCCATACCTGATGTATTAGCATAGATTTGTCCAGCAGCATTTGCAGCAGTAACAGTTTCAGTTCTTGCAATTCTCATTGCCCTCATTCTATTAAATTCAGGATGAGTGGCAATCATATCAGCAATCTCTAATGGTGACATTTGTTGCTCATTGCCACGAATTAAAATTCCTGAAATTACTTCTCTGCTGTATTGTGTCATCCATTCTGCATAATTCAATAAATCAATACCAAAGTATTCGTTCATTAAACGCAAAATAGTTTCATTAAATCCCATTAAACCATCAGCTTTTCTTATTGATTGTCTTGTTGTCTTTGCCCATTCAATACCAACGCTTTTATATAGCTGAACAAGTACCTCATAAATTGGAAATGATGGTATTGCATTAATATCTTGATTTTTGATAAATGATTTGGCTTGAATCTGTAAAGCAGCAGTAAATTTTGGAGTGTACTTCGCCTCTTGCTTCTTCTGAAACCTATTCCATTTATTCCAAAAAGCATTTTGTTCTGATGAAGTCATTTTCTAATCTTATTCGTTAGATTATCACGAAGTTGTCTGTAAACTAATTCTATCTTCCAATCATTTTGTTGCTTTTTTAATTTACAACTTGGTTGTGGAAAATGTTCTAAAATAGTAAACATTATCTTCTTCTCAATAATGCTTACTATCTCTTGTGTGCTTTTATTTTCCATATTAATCTAATGGTGCTGGCAAATCAGGTACTCCAGTTAAATCAGTTAATAACATCTTACCTGAATCAATTAATATTTGGTCCATCAATGGATCAGGAATCTCTTCAAACTGCATAATATCCCTTTTCTCATTTGGAGTAACCCACCACATTCTATCCAATGCCTCTGCTTGCTGTTTTAAATCCTCGTGAAGCGATGGAATCTCACTCAAGTCAATCTCAATGGTTCTCTTTTTATCTGTGCCATATAATGGCGCAATTTGGCTAACCAAAGCATCACGAAGCAAATATATGTTTGGAAGAATACTGTTAGTGTACAATCTTTTTTCTGCCCAACTCACATTGTTGTCTGTTGAAGCCTTGTGATTGTTCAACAATACTTCAGGAATCTTATAAGCATTACAAAGCTTTGTAAAATCTATGCTCTGTAATTCCAACACATCCATATCAGCAAGCGACAATCCAAGTTCAATGTAACCCATCTCTCCAGCAGCAAAATATGGCGCACCTTTATTGCTTGAACCTTTTAAGTATTTAGCGAAGTCATTCTTTCTTTGTCCTAATGTTTCAATCGCTGCATCACTCTTCTCATAAACAATTCCCGGAACACCACCATTCTGTACTTGCGCTACAGAAGCATCCATTCCAGCGTTTAATCTTGTCATTCTCTTACTCAACACCGTTAGTGGACTTAATCCTCTAAAGTTTTGACCATTTGTGTATTGTGGATTAAAATATTTTATGTGCAACACTTCTTCAGGTGAAAATACTCCATCAAATCCAACATCAAAATATTTATATCCCAAAACTCTTTGTGGGAAATCTTCAGAAATGATAACTTGAACATTTTGATTATTCAAAGTATGCAAACTTACTTTTCCAGCATTTGGACCAAACTCCAAAATGTTTTTATATAAAAACAATTCACCAGTAATGTAAAGAATTGAATAATACTTTATTCTTTCCTCGTAACTGATTGAATTGATGAACTCAACAAATGGATCAGTATCTTGTAAATCTTGCATCGCTTTTCGCTGATGATATTTACCTTGTATTTGTAATTGTCCGAACTTCTTGTAGTTTTTCATACTCAATTCGTTCACAATCTCATATCCATACATTGGAATCCTCGCAGCAGTTTCAGCAAGCATACTGATGATGGAATAAACATCATCAACAGTTGTGTAATTATCTACATTCTCTAAAACTTGATAAGTAGGAAAAATTGCTGTGGAAGCATTTATCTGCATTCCAAACTGCATCCTTCTTAATTCTTTTACTTCTTTTTGTAAGTTATTTACAATCTTCGGAACACCGAATAATTTGTCAATCATCCGCATAAGCAAATACTATTTTTGGTTTTAATTCAAATATTTCCCTCATCATCAACATATCCATCAAGTCAGGAGAATCACCACTTAATTTTGTTTTCATAATATCCTTTGATATTATTTTTAACTTACCATCGTAATCCATCCTATCTCTCTTAATAGCCTTCCTCTCAAACAGAAATCTTTGCCTTATAGTCATTGAGTTGTCGTACATTTTGCTTGACACTCTCTCATTGATTTTTATCTCACCTTTATTAACTCTATCTCCCAAACGATAATAACATTGTGTTTTCAAATTGAAATAATTCTCTTTGATAAACTTGCCACTTGTTGAATCACTCGTTTTCATTGCCGGCGCACCACCATTAAATGGCAACGCACCCTTCACAAACCCATCCACGAATGAACCCACACCATCGCTGTCATAACAAATGTAACGATTTTCTACATTATATTTCTGTGCAACTTTATTAATAAGCTGAATTACTTGCATACCATCACTCTTGTCCATTATTTCTATATCCATCAACTCAAAACCTTCCCAATATCCCACAACCAATTTATTGCTACCCTTCATCGCAATATCGGCAGTTATGTATTTGCCTTTTCTCATCACCTCGTTCTCATCCTCAAAAACTCTCATAAAAGCAGAGTGATCAAAAATATCATTTGGTGAAGCACTTATCTTCCATTGCCCCTCCATCAACTGCCTACGAGTTTCATCATCCTGACTTAACAAATTACCCGGATAACTCGGATCAACCTTCAAACCAGCCTTGTTATCATAAATTGAACCACTTACAAAAGTTAAACTCTTAATAAAGTCCTTCGCCTCCAACCCAGACTGTTCTATCAATGGCTGAATTATATGCCAAGCCTTATCTCTTACCTCATCGTAACTATCACCCCAAATGTAACTCTCGCCATATTTAAT